TGCTTCTGCACGTATCTTTCCAACCTCTGATTTATCCTTATCACTGGTGCTGAATAAATCACTCCACGTTATCTCATAATCGTTTTGCTCACTTTTCGGTTTTGGTAATATTCCATATTGAATACACCGATCCACGAATGGCCTGATGATTCTTGGCTCAGCAAACTCCTCCCTCCGGCTCTGTACATACTCCATCCATTCCTGACGGTCTTGGTTACTGGCTAATTCACCACGTTCACTTCCCATGAGTATGCGTTTGGGAATGCCCTTTTCCGCACATATCATCTGTACCAATACTTCGACATGCCCTGATGGATCGGCTATTTGTTGTGCCAGGGATTTCAACTCAATACCTTCGTTCAATAATATTCGCCGCAAATTATGTTCATACTCATCCACCTGATCCTGTAAATCTTTCAACGTGGTGTTAGTCATCTTGTATTTTGGATCCAGTGTACCAGCATAACCCGGTCTGGCTCCACGCCAAAACATTTCCGCATCACCACCAACAACCTTTTCCAAGTCCATTAACCTATTGTACACCGGCTCCAATCGTGGATTGCCCTCCGTTTCATCTTCCAATAAATCATCCACTATATGTATCACCCGGCTATGATGAGCCAATATTGTACGGGTGCTACCCTCACTCCGGTTTTTTACCGTTATCTGGTACGTTTCCGGTAAACCAAACCGTGGATCTTGCGGATCGTTTACATATTCCTTTACCTTTGCTGAATTTTCTGAAAGTGGTTTTACATATAAAAGTTTCAGTGTTTTACCGCTCACAGGTTTGGTAAAATCCGTGTCTTTGCGCACATCACTCAATCCCAAAAGTAACACCCCATACTTTCCTATGCCGCTCAATTTATCCACTCTTATAAACCGGCTCTTCAATCCCAAATCTTTTTCCAGTGTCCGCCACGCATTCTCTAATTCAGTATCAGCAGTTTGTTGCGTTTCCGTTATCACTACATCCCCACACCATGTTGCCTTTACTGGCCGGTCAATAATGGCTTTGGCTATGTCCTGACGTTTATATCGGGAGTAATAATCACTGAATTTTATTTCCCCCAAATATCCCAATGCCTGATAAATATCCCGATCACCGCCATAGCTGTCTTTGCCCAAACGGTTGGCCAGGTTTGCTCGTCCAATGATTTCATTCATTACCTGAAACCGTTGAACCAGCTCATTCGTTTGTGGTTGTCCCTTTGTACGTATCATTACCAATTACTTATTATTCGTTTGATCCAGTTTTTCACGCTGCCCCAAACCCGTTTAAAAAACCCGGTAATTACTTTGGCTCTCCATTCCATTATGATTAACCAAAATACCGTTGCCGTTAAAAAACCCCATCCAAACATGATTTTTAATTTTTATGTTAAACGTCTTGCCACTCTTTTATCTGCCAGGTGATTAAATCCTTGTGCCGCTGAATCCACCTGATCCTTGTATTTACCTCTTGGGAAAAATCGATGTTCCCGTATGAATTGCTCATTCCATTCTGCCTTTAACAATATTACATTACCATGATTCACCTGTGAACTATATGGTACTGCTCTGGTTTCTTTACTCTTTTCACCCTGAGGTTTATCAACCTCCACTGCAAACCCAGATAAATTTCTCACCGTATGTTCCGCACTTTCTTTACCACCACTGCCCGGCTCCTGTTCAATTACCACTTCCACTGTATCACCATCTACCTCCGCTGTTTCCCGGATTATGTCTTCACGGTCATCCGTTCCCCACTGACCTCTTTTTACATCATCAATATACCATTTCCCGTTTTTCAATTTATGTATTCGTGTTCCCACTGTATATGCTCCACCTGCTGCTGTACCAGCTTTGTCCCAACTGCGAGCACTACATTCATATTTCGATGGGTTTAACGGTACTGTTACTATTTGAAACCGGTCTGGCTTGAACATACCTCCGGAAGGTGGTACTGGATTTTGCCCCATTTGCCCGGAATAACCATAATCACCCAAATCTTTAAAACTCTCCTCCAATACTGATCGATCCAACCGCACTGGATCCAATAAACCATTCCGATAAAATCTTTTCCATTCCACCGGTTTTACTAACTTCTCATATCCCTCTGCCAATTCTGCTGGTAAACATATATGTCGTATTTTATCACGTTTGCGTTCCAATAAATAACCACTGGGATCGTTCTCATGTAACCTTTGCATAACCAATACCATCATGGTTACCTTTTTATTTGTTTTACGGGTGGACAATACTTTACCAACCCAATAATTGGCTTCACGCAACGACACCTCTGTTACTTCTTTTTTTGGATTCAGTGGATCATCTGCTATCTGGATATGGGCATGAAAACCTATTGTGGTACCGGCCACTGACGTTGTATATCGTCCACCACCCTGTTTTAATCGGGGAGCATGGCCAGGATACACCTGTATTTTCTTCATAACCCTGAAATTTGATACAGCTGACTTGGTGTCTTTTATGGTGATTTCAGGATACACCATTTGAAACTTTTCGCTCATTACCAGATCACGGCAATTCTCAGCAGCTTCCAACGCCAACCTATCACTATGGCCACCACATATAAACTTCATCCAATACCATTTTGTCCAACACCACGCTGGGAACGCTACATTTACCATTATTGTCTTGGTCATACCGGGTGGAAGGTTTATTACCAGGTCATACGGTTTCGGTTTACCGGCTGCTACATTCTCTGCTACCCGTTCCAACTCTTTACTTATTTCCCGTATATGCCAGTTATCACGGAATTCATCAACAGCCATCTCATCCCAAAAATACTTTATAAACTCATACAGTGACCTATCATTAATTTTTCTGCGTACCAATACCGGCTCGCTGACCAAGAGTTTTGCTACCCGCATCTTTTCAGTTTTACCCGGTTCCTGTTTTTTCCGGATCATTGTTCTTGGTATGTCAGTTGCTACTGATTCCATCCGCTGTCTTTTCTTTTAACAAGGTTTGTCGCAATCCCATCTTTTCCAGAGTCAATAACTCTTCCATGCTGAAATCATCAAAGTTGATATTATTCTGTTGTAGTATGTTGACGTTGTTTGTTACCTCTAATTTTTGTACATCTGCCCAACGTTCCCTCTGTCGTATTGTTAACCATTTATGAGCTGCCCAGCTGTCCGGTGGATAATGTTTAGTAATGGGAACGATGATGGGATCACCTTTATATATGAAAACCTGTACATCCGGGTGACTGTATCCAAGAGCACGTTTCAAAAATGCTCTTTCAACCGCTTCATCCACTTCCTTTTTTCCCTTTTCCCATGCTTCCCGGAACAGTGGTTTGTATTTCATCCAACCCTCAATTGTTTTGATATGAGTTTGGAATTTTTCTGCTAATTCACGCTGAGTGTATCCCTGGGAAGCATAAAACCGTACCGCATCAACCAAATCATCTGACCACCGTGGGGGCATCTTGTAGATTTTACCCGGTTTTGCCGGTGTGGCCGGTTGTAACTGCTTGCCGTTGAACTTAGTACGTTTCATAGTGTGTAAATACTTAAATTTCCTGACAGGAAATTTAAAGTATTATTTCTGAAACCGCTTAAAAAATAAAAAGTAATTTACAAAAAGTAAATATTGTATAACCATAAAAAAAGGCTGTAATCTTTTCAATTACAACCTTTTCCTTTTTTACGTTTCCATCGTCCAATGTTCAATTCGTTTGGATCGCACCCCCATACCCAACAATCCGATATTTCACTTTTAAATCTACAAAACCGTTGTTTCCAAATCCACAATGCTGCTACCTTTTCCCCCAAAGGTATTATTCCATGATGATCTTTTATTTTTCCACGTAATACTGAATTCACGGTGGTTTTACTACATTTTAGCTTTCGTGCTATTTTTGAAAGTGCTCCTGGTGGAAGATTATTGTATATATCATATCTATCATGCCGGGCAGGGTGTATGATTTGGTCATTTTTAATTACAATTGTATTTTTTTTACTGAGTTTAACCATCCTGATCTTTTAACATAAAATACCGGGTTGTTTTATTTTCCAACCAATCCAAATACATTCTTTCATCCGGAGTCATTAACAAATATATGGTACTGGAAAAGGAACGCTCGGTTTCCTGATAATACAAGTCTTTCAACTTTTTATCTGGATATGATACTACAAATCCTTCAACTTTTCGCAAATCCACTAATGGTACCGGTGTATCATCCACCCAATTCCGAAAAGCATATATCAACCCCAATACACACAACCATAACATGAAAAACAATGCTGAAAACACCTTCATCCATTCCCAATCAAAACCCCATCCACCTAAAATACCTATCAAAAATACACCTAAAACAACCAATCCCCAATGTTTTTTAAACATTTCCCGGATTCCTATTTTACAACTCACCCCAATCATAACATACCCCACTAACAACAATAACATTATGGTCATACTTATGCTGACTTTCCAATCCAGTATCAACATACCCAAAACCAATATTAACACTCCCGTAAACAATCCAATGTTAAGCCATTTAACAGTTTTCATGATTCTTTTATTTTTACTAATTTAACATCATACATTTTCCAATGCCCCCGTTCATCAATTCCTTTTTTCTCAATGTAAATCAAATGTTCACTGGTGCGTATCTCCACAAACGGTTTA